TCAAGCTGACTCCGCCTGCTCTATGTTGATGGGGTAGTTGGCAATCAACAGCTCGTCAGCCTTGGTAGTAATCTCCTTATTGATGCTGTAGCGCAGGCTGACCTCTTTAAACTGGAAGCCGGTGAAGATCTCCCTAATGGCCGGCACGTCGTTAATCGACAGCAGAAAGCGCCCTTTGATGTGGCGTAGCTGCTCGGCCAGCCGTTCGAAATCGGCTTTGGCGAAGATGCCTTTGCCGTACATCGTCTCACAATCCCAATACGGCGGATCGATGTAGAAGAAGGTGCCGGGCTTGTCGTAGCGGGCGATGAAGTCGTCGTAGTTGAGCCGCTCCAGCATCACCCCTTGCAGGCGTCGGTGGCTGTGTTGCAGTTCCTCGGCCAACCTGTCGGCTCGGAACTTGGGCGGGCGCGTGCTGGTGGCGGCGCAGCAGAACTCGGCCACCTTGCCGCCGAAACCCATGCGGTGCAGATAGAGGAAGCGCACCGCACGCTGGATGTCGGTCAGGGTGGTAGGATTGCAATGCTGCAGCCGGCAATACTCATCGCGGCTGGGCAACAGGTATTCGGCCTGCCGCAGTAGCTCGGGCAGGTGGTTTTGAACACACCTATATAGATTGATGACATCGGCGTTGATGTCGTTGACGGCCTCCACTTTGGATGGCGGCTTTTTGAACAGCACCCATGCCGCACCGCCGAACACTTCGGCGTAGCAGGTATGGTCTGACGGGATTAACGGAATGATGGTACCGGCCAGGCGGTATTTTCCGCCTAGCCAGCCCCTAAGCGGACTGACGGGATTGATGTTGCCCATGATGCTTGCTCCTTGAAGTTTGGCGCTCACAGGCACTCCGGGTTGTTAAAGAACCAAATTGGTTGACCACTTTGCAGCGCGGACATTTGATTTCCAATTGCCCCTCGCCTTTGGCCAACAGCTTATTACAGTTTTTGCAACGATATTGCATTTTTGTAGATCCCACATTACCAGTATGTTAGAATCCGCCTGCCTCTAGAGGTGGCGGCCTTGGGTCATGCAGGCCTGGTCTGCGTGGCTGGCGCAGCGGGTGTTCCCCCACCTGCCGCGTCGCCGTCTCATCTTTCGTGTTCCCCGCCTATGTGGCGGGTTTTTTCATGCCTCTCTTTTTAGGACGGACACGATGGCGGCAAGGTCGTTCGGCGACCATCGCCAGCCTGCGGGCAGTCCAAGTGCGGCGGCACACCACTCGGAGCAAAACCAGCGGCGGCGGTTTTGCGGCAGGGCGAAAGCGATACCCAATGCGCCCATCAGGTCGTAGCCCTGTCCCTCAGTGGCCGTCCATACCCGCTGCAGCTGCTCGTGTGCCTCCGGGACGGAGGGCAGCGGGATCAAGTCCCATTTAGCCGTCGGCAGGGGCATCACTTTGCGGCGCACGCCTTTATCGCGGATGGAAGCGGAGTAGCAGGTATAAACCGATGCCTGCGGATGCTCGCGCACCGCAATCTCGGTATGGCTGTACTGGCCGCGGGTCAGTTTGCGCGTGAGCCAGTCGGTCGCCCTAGCGCACCACACGCGCCAGCCGCTGCCGTCGCGGCGGCCACGGTAGAGGGCGAGGTAGATTTGCTGTTCGCTCATTTGTCGGCCTCCTCAAGTTCGGCGGCTGGCTGCTCATTAAAGTTTACCGTCCAGCCGTCGCTGTAGTCGTATTCCAGCGGTTTATCGGCTTTTTCCATCGCCACTTTGTGGCGTTCGGCATTAGCAAAGTCGGCCTGCTCGTCAATCAGCATCTGCTCCATCAGTTCGCCCAGCAGGGCTTTGGTCATGTTCACAAAGCTGTTGTCCATGGTTTTCCAAGGCAGCTTTTCAGGCAGCCTCGGCATAACTGCCAGCGCCAAATATTGGGTGCGGCTGGCATCATCGGTTTGAAACCACTTGCCCACACTTTTGACAAATACCCCATGCCGCAGGTTGTCATAGCGCTTGGCCTTGATGCGCTCCCACATCTCCTCCTGCTGCTCGGCTTTGAGCCGGGCGGCACACTCGGGGTCGATGTGCCATTGAGTGCCGTCCCAAGTGCTGGATGGGCAGGGTGGCTGCTCGGCCAGTACGGGCTTGCCGTCTTTGCCCGGCATAATCACTTGTCCTTGCGATTGCCCGGCCAGCAGTGCGGCGTGCTGCTCGGGGCTAATCTCTACCGCATCTTCAGGTAGCCTGCTGTGGATTTGGTCGTCGAAAAACGCCTGATTGGATTTTGAGTAGTAAATAGTCATGATTTAACTCCCGTTTTAATGACCAATTGCCAGCCAATTCACGATTCGCCGCCCGAATATGCCGTTTTCAGACACAGTAACCGAGCAACCAGTCTGACTGATTTTGCCGATATGGGCGGACAGCACGTTTGCTCCACCGGCCACGTTGCCCCAAACCGCGCTTACCTGCACATTTAAACAGGCTGTCGGAAAACTTATCGGAAATAAAACGGTGGCAAACACGTCGTTCTCTACTTCCACGTTTCCCCACTGGATAATCAGCCCACCGGGAATTTTCAGGTAGCCTGAAGCAGATTTTTTGGAGGCAAACAGTCTGCCCACTACCGCTTCGATGGTGTCACTTAAATCGGTAATCTCGGCGGCACGGTGGGTGTGTCCCTTGTCGGACTTGTTTTGCAGCCCGGCGGCCAATGTAGACGCATCCAGCACTCCGGCATTGGTAACCTTGCCGTAGGCCTTAATCCACATCACCACGTCGTCCAGGCTGTTTTGAGCCTTGATGCACAACACCATCACAATTGCTTTGGGGCGCACTTCGTCCGCCACCGGCACGCTGCGCGAGGCATCAAACGTCAGATAGTTATAACCTTTGCGGCGGCCGTCACCATCGGCGGTGTAGGCACTCGGCGAGCCTTCGCCGCCGAACACGCCTTCCGGGTCTTTCGGGCCGATACCGAGCGAGCCGTTGTCGTCGCTGCAGAACGATGTTTTGCCCTTGATGTTGCGAATGGCATCACCCTGCTGCGTGCCCACCGTGAGGCTGCCTGAAGCGTTGCGGATAAAGCGGTCGTCGGCCTTGGGTACGGCGGCAATGCTGCCGTACTGCGCCACCAGCTTGCGGTAGAGCTCGGGATAAGCGGACTGCGTTACCTTGACGGCAATGTCGTCATATTCCATCCAGCCCTCCGGGATGTCCGCAACCGGGAAATAGGCGGTCATGCCTACGTCGGAGCGCGTGAGGTTGGGCAGTTTGTTGCCGCCCAATACGCGGTGCAGGTCGGGATAGGCGGCCTGGGCAAAGGTGCTGCCGTCGGCTTTCAGGTAGCCTTCGGGGTTGGTAACGGCGCGCGGAAAGCCGATTACCGCGCCAACGGGCAGGCCTTTGCCTGCGGATTCAACTGCCTTGTCGTAGGCATCCTTAACTGCCTTCGATGTCGCCGCCAGCTCTTCGCTGCTGCTGTTGGTGGCAGACGAGAGCTGGACAATGCCGGCATTGGTGGTGCTGGCCGCTTCCGGCTGGTACTCTTCCAGTTTATTTTTCAGGTAGCCGGTGCGGTTGGCCAGCTGGCGCAGCGGCTTGTTGTCGACGCCGTCGGCGCCGCCCATGACCGGGTCGGAGGTCTCCAGCTGGTAGATGCCTTCTTCCCATACTCCGGTTTCTTGCAGATTTGCCATAGTTTTCCTTGTCTATGCAGTTCCTCGGTTGAAACGGCCGTCGCGGATGGCGCGACCGTTGTGCCGCAATGCCACGGCGGTAAAGTCCAGCGCGGCCAAAATACAGCGTGCCGGCGCGAAGGCGGCCAAGGTCTGCCGCAGCAGCGCGGCCTGTTCGTTGGTAATCGGCGCGTTCATCTGGATGCGGTAGTGCGCCCAGCGGTCTGGCTCGCCGTAGGTGTAAACACCGTTGCGGCGGGCGCGGCCGTCGTGCCGCAGGTTGCCCAGCCCCTCCAATATCTGCACCTCGCCGAAGCCCAGCCGGAGCACGATCTCGCGGATGGCCCACGGCGTGCCTTTGTAGCGGTGCAGCTCGTACGCACCTTTAATCAGCTTGCGCCGCGCATCGTCGGATTCGGCCAGCCAGTAGCCGTCGGTACCCAAGATGCTGCGGCTCTCGGCCAAGAGCGGCAGGTGTTCGGGGGCGACCAGATCGACCAAGCGCGGCATCAGCTGCGGCAGCTCGGCCAAATCCAAACGCAGACCCAATTCGGCTAGGGCGCGGGCGCGTTGGTCGCGTTCGATGACGGCAGCGTAGGAGAGTTTGGCCATCGTCTAGCCCTCCGCCGTTTGTGCGGCAATGCGGATGGTGGTACTGGTGCAGCGCGCCCACTGGTCGGGCTTAACCACGGTCAGCGGCAGGTTGTGCAGCACCACGTTGTAGACACCGGCCACTTTCAGCGCACTCATGATATCCAGCGGCACGATGTCCAAGCCGAGCCGACTGCGGCGGGCGGCTTCATAAACCGCCCATGCCTGCTC